AAAGGTTAAACAAACCATCAGAATACTGGAATTTGGAACCAGGTGACAAATTAGTATTAAGAGCTTTCGTTGAAAAAGAGATAGAGGAAAGAACTCGCAAGGAATTAATATTGGAGAGAGAAAAGGTGCCAATATTTAGCGTGGATGTAGTATAATGACACTAGGAGGTTGATGTTATGAAAAAAATATTTATAGTAATGCTTGGTGTTATTATAGCTATGTCTTTAGCAGCTTGTGAAAAGAAAACGGAAGTTGTAAAAAACAATGATAAGGTCAATCAGGAACAAGAAGTTAAAAAAGAAGAAAAAATAGATACTGAAACTAGTGTTAAACAAGAAGTTAAAAAAGAAGATATTAAATCTTTGTTTAAAATTGAAGAAGTTAAAAACAAAGGTGAGGAAGATATTAATTCTTTACTAGGACAACCAAAAGAAAAAGAAGAGACTAGTTGGCATCCTAAGAATTCTAGTGAGACCATAAAATGCTTTGCTAATATTTATGAAAAAAACAATTATGAAATAGAAGTACTATTTATAGATAAGGTTGCAGCTAGAATAACAATTACTCCTAAAGATAAAATTAGTTATCCGGAAGAAAACGAAAATATATTGAAAAGTTTAGGGATATCACCTGTTCAATGCGATTTTGAAAATAGTTTAAAAACAGAGTGGAGAAATAAATATGGGGTTTATAATTTTACCATAAATGCATTGGGTGAAAATGTAAGCTTTATTTATATAATATTAGATCAGAAATATGAGTAAAGACATCTTTTAAAGATGTCTTTTTTATTCCTATAAAAAGGAGGTGAGACATATAGCTGATGAAGAAAGACTTGGTGCTCGTATTGAGTTTAATACTAATAACTACATGGCTTCTATGCAACAAATTATAAGTCAGACAAATGATTTCAAACAATCTGTACAGCGTGCTAGAGAAACTATGGAACATGCAGCAAAAACTCGAGTAGAAGCTAAAATTAGAGTAGATAATACCCAAGCCATGCGAAGTACAATAGAAGTTAGAGACAACTTAAGAAGACTACATCAAAATAAACCTATAACAATTGCAGCAAGGGATATGACCAGACAGACATTTAGGAATATACTTAGCACTTTAGGGAATTTAACTGGAAGGCCTCATAGAGTTGTGTTAAAAGCAATAGATAAAACTAAGGAAGTAATATCTGGTATAAAAAATAGTATATTCAATCTTAAAAATTTAGCCGCAGGAATTGTTTTTGGAGCTACTGCTAAAGCTGGGTTTGATGCAACAATAGGGGCTGGTGCAAGGTTAGAACAAGAAGAAGTCGCTATGGAACATTTTATAGGATATCAAAACAAGGGTAAAAAAGGATTTGATGCTGAAAAAGCCACACAAGATTATATTGCACAGCTAAGACACAATGCCAATGTAACGCCATTTAGTACCAATGAGGTTATATCTGCGGGACGTAGGGCTGTTAATATAATGCAAGGCGATACAAAAGGTGGTATGGAACTTGTAAAGCTTGCTGAAAACATGGCAGCACTTAATCCAGGAAAAACTGTTATGGATGCAATGGAAGCTCTTGCGGATCTAAAGCAAGGTGAAGCTGAAAGAATGAAGGAATTCGGATTTACTTTTCATGCTGATGATTTCGTTAAAGATTCAGGAGCTGCAACGAAAACGAAAATGTCTAACCTTACTGATGATCAATTTAACACTGCTTATAATAGCATTGTAAAAAACAAATTAAATCCATATTATGCTGGTGGAGCTGACG